ACCCCGATATTGAGTGCGTAGATCTGGGCAAGGATGTTGAGAAGGCTTTTCTGGGCGTCTAGGTTGCCGGGGCCCAGCGTGATGATCTGCAAAGTGAAGTTCAACTTGGCGACATTGTAGTTATAGCCATCAATCGAGTCGATGTTTACAAAGACGCTTGGCGGCGTGATATTGCGCGGATCGTTATTGACTTGTAGCCCTACGACCGTTGAAAGCTTTGCAACAAGATCGTCAAAGCCTTCGTTAAATAGATCGGTGTAGTTAGGTACAGCCATTAGGCGACCTGCGGACGATCAATCCCGAGCAACTGGCGGATCATTCCGTTCAGACCCATGACAGGCGTGACGCCCATATTCTGAAATGAAGCAAACTGATCTACCGATCCGCGCTGGCGATACAAAGATCCACCGTACATCTGCGTTCCCAACAACACATCTTGAGAAGGCACAGTCGTCAATGAATCGATATATCCTGCTTCCATTCTGCGACGCCACGCGAATTGTGAGCATGCCGAAGCACAGATCGTTAGGAAGGCGGCGTCAGCTGCGGTCGCTGTACCGATACCCAACCAGTCCTCGAGCATTGCGGCAGTGACCCAAGTGCAAGTTTGGGTTAATGTCAGCGTGCCAGAAGCGGCAGTCCGAGCGACATCAGAAGCGGTCTTTGCGTAAAGCACCTGATTCGGAATAGTGACCAAAGGATCAAAGAGAAGATCACCTTCATCGTCCACGCCCATAAACGCATACTGCGGCAGAGCGTAGACAATGTAAGTTCCGTTAAAAGTTGCATCAACATTTGTGATGACAACGCTTGCGCCAACTTCAATCTCGGCTTCAGTAAGAAGCTGTAAGACTGCGTAGTTGTCGGTAAGTTGTTTGTGTGTGACCGTGTAAGAGGCCATAATCAAGGCCTACCTTTCGGGTCTAAGCGCGGACTGCTTTGACGAACTTTGTTGCGTCGATCATCAAGGTTGCAAGATACCCTCTGAAGGCGATTGTCCTAGAAAGAGTAGAAGGTACATCAATACTGATTGCGCCCTTCTGCTGCTCGAAGATCTCGTAGCCCGAAGCGTCTCCAACGATCAGAGTGTTCGCTGCAAAGTTACGATCAACAACTACTTGGAGACCGAAGGCGATGCCATTTGGCTGTCCCGGCATGAGGTTGCCGTAGGCGTTCATTGGGCCCACTGCTGGGAACAACGGACGATCCGAAGTGTCGCTCAAGCCCATGAGAGTTCCCCAGAAGTCTGGCGATACAAACATGTGTGTAGGCAAGTTGCCATTTGAGCCCGACAAAATGGTTGTGGCGGCTGCCGATACCCATGCTTGCCAGTAAGAATGATCTGTTTCTGATGCAGCTGAAAAGGCTGATGTCACTGATGCGCCTGCAACAAGGTTGTCTGCTGCGACATTGTCTGTTGCGTTCGCGTAGATACGACCCATGTCATCAAGTACAAGACCGATGATCTCGGGTGTACTCCAGTCAATACTTTGTTCGGAGAGGGTCACATACCCGCCGTACGAACCTTTTGTAACTTGGTTGTCGGTAACGACAAAAGTTCCTTGAGTAAGTGCGGTGTTCTCGGTTGATTGCACGCCGATTGAAGTGTGTGTTGTTACTTCTGGTCGGATGAAAACTTTGCCGCCTTGTGGCATTGCTTTTGCGCCGATTGCGTCAATGACTGGACGACGACCGATGAAGTTGTTGTATACAGGTTGAACGATTGGAAGTGGAAGTACGCCGGGAATGTCTGTTGTAATGACATTCGGTGCAGCTGCTTCGATGCCTGCGCGCATTTCTGCAAACTTGTCTGGGTTAGTTACAAAAGCCGAGATGTATTCGGCTGGTGATGGCATCTTGAACTCGCGCTTTGCGGTTGCAAAGATCGTTTGAGTTGCCTTTGATGCTTCGATTACGGCTGGGGCTTCGACTGTTTCGTTCATGGTTTCTGTCTCCTGTTGAGGTGCTTCTTGAATAGTAGTAACTTCTTCTTCTTCTGGTGTGGATGCTGCGACTTGCTGGATCGGTGCGTCAAAGGCTCCTCGAGCGACGAGGGATAGTTCGCTCCAAGATGCTTCGGTGACGATCATTGTTCCTTCTTTGTCGTACTTGAACTTGATTGGCTCGACGCCAACTGATACTTCTGGAAGAGCTCCATCAGATGCCAAAACAAGAGCTTCGTTTCCGAGGTTTGTATTTGAGATCTTTGCAACAAAGAGCATGCCTTCTGGAGTTTCTAGACGGTCGGTAACTGTGCCGATCACCTTGCTTGAGTCGTGGTACATCTGAAGCGTTGGTGCGCGTCCGTCCACAGGCAGGGATCCGGGGGCGAACGCGACCATCGACCCATCACTTACTCGGGCTGGAGTGTTATACCTCACAGCAATTCCCGAGATGGTGCGGCGTCCTGTTTCGCCTTGTGCGGCGTCAATCGTAAAAGATTCTGAAGTAAGTCTGATCATGCTGGAATCCTAACTTTGCATCATTGCTGAATCGGGGATATCTGTTTCGTTGCTCATTGGGTCTGGCATGTCGCCGCCCATGTAAGCTTCTGCCAAGAAGTCGTCTGTGTCGAAGCAAACATAGGTTCCTCGAGGAAGCACATTGTCGCTTGAGAGTGTTTCGGTGAGGCAGTCAGCGAGAGCTTTGCAGGCGTATGTCCAAAGATCGATACGCGACTGTTGGGATGACTGGTACGAATAAGCACCGATTGAGACCGACAAAATGTAAGACGGGACGCCAAGGATGCGCCCAAGATCGCGCGCTGAATAATCTGCGGACTCAATCATAAGCATTTTGTCAGGCGTTGCTTGCGTTGGTACATATTCAAGGAACTCATTGAGCGCGGCAGTGTTATTGCCAGAAGTGCGCGCAAGGTTAAATTGAGCGGCAAGATCGCTGAGTTCTTGAGCTGATAAAGGCTCACCGCCTGTCTGTTTTAGATAGCCCGAAGGTAGTACCGACTGGGACGCTCGAAGCCGTGACTCTTCTACGCGGAGTGCGATCTCTACAGCGCGCGCCCCAGTCGAGTTCAATGATTGCATTGGTGAGATGAATTGCACTAGATCGCGTGGATCTAATTGGATGCCTTGGAAGACAACTTGTTTTGATGGACCGAAGAACACTTCGCCTTGCTGATCAAGTGTCTGCACCATTGCGGCAGGTAGTCGAGTGAATGACGCTGGGTATCCGTCTGCCGTGCGTGACTCAATCATCCAGAAGGCGCGACCCTCAAAGATTAAATCGTCAATAGTCCAAGAGATGATGAATTGGTTTGGTACTGATTGATCAATTCGTGCGAGCCATGCTCGAGGCGCAAGCGGCACTTCTTCCATTTCTTCGCCGTTCCACATCTCGCGGTACATCTCCAATTTCATTCCCGAGATGGTGTCGCAGATCAAGTCTCGACCGCGCACGATCACTGGGAGCGTCATTGCGCGAGCGCGCCTTTGACCTTGTTGCCAAGATACGAAAGAGCGCAAAGGAGAGTAAGACGATGCGCCTACAGCCGCTTTGACGGAAGGTTCTACAGATACAGCGAGGTCACGGGATTTAGAGAAGATAGCCATATCACATGATGACACATAACGGGCGGATCATGGTGGCACTCGCCCAGTCACGCGCGGTATCCCGACGACAGGCAAGCAAGCGGACGAGTGCCGAGATGATGCTAGTTGGCGATCAATATCATCGAAGGCTTTTGAGAGTTGGCTGGACGCGCCGCCGCAGCTGCTCCCCAGATCATCGTCCGGCACAACTCAATCGGGCCAGCCGACTTTTGAGACGACACAGCGATCGAGCCTTGAGTCCTCACCATGACCGCTCGACAAACATGCTCGGCAAGCATCGCTTCGCCAGTGTGAACAATGCGTCCTTCGTTAATCATATTTCTTACGATAGGCGTGTACTGCAAGATCTCTTTGTAGCCCATGACAACTCGACGACGCTCAAATATCGGTGGGCAGTGCGCGTCGATAGTTGGTGAGAATATGAACTTGATTGATGGGTCAGCGGCGAGAGCTGCAACATGCGCCCAAAGTTCTTTGGCAGTTTCGGCAGTGAACGCAACCGAGACGCATGTACGCCCATCACCAAGAGCAACAGATTTTGTTGCAAAGTATCTGGACTCATCCATAGAC